CAACGATGTCAATGCACCCAAAAGATGCTCTTGGAGCACTACAGGCAATCTATCCGTCGCCGCAGACAAATCGAACGAATACACCCTCGACAATCCTTTCTCTCGCATCACCTTAACCAATTTCTTGGCTGGGGCAATTTGATCGTAAAGACCATCTTGGGGTATCCGCGCGAGTATCTGTTTAAACAGATATAGGTGAAGCGGACGCAACAACCATTGCGTGAGGCTATCTACCATCGCGAAAACTCTTACTTTCCCAGGCTCCGACTTCGTCGCAAGCCGACCCAATACTGGCCCAGACCCTTCGGAGCTCACTGGTCCACTTATCTTAAGACGACGGACAATGCCGTCGCCTCCAACCCACGACTTCCCGGCGGCTCCGATGATGTTACCATCTTCGGCCGTCGCTAAGTTGTAGACAAATGGAGCATGATCACCCCTAACAAGGTGTTCCGACCCTGTCAGCTGACACAACTCTATGACTTTTCGCCACGTAGCTGTCTGGACGCGCCAAATGGCGCAATCCACAAAGAACCGGGAACTGTTAAAACAGTTTTCCGGATCGCCAGCGGTCCAGGCCCAGGCTGTATTGGGGCCCGATTTCAATAACGGAACCATCACCGCCTTCAACGTTGGGAAGAAACTAGACCCTTTTGGAGTCTTTCCCACCGGTAAAGGAGCTACTCCCCACAGAGTCCGCAACTCAAAAGCAAAAAGGTTTACGAAACCTTTCCACTCTTTCATCACTTGATCTGGGATTGCAACACCAGGAGTCACAATCGTTTTGACGGAATACTTTCCAGCAAAGGGAAGGACTCGATACAAAGTAAAGAGCCCTAACCAAAGCCGAATCGCACCCTTATCTCCACTTTTGATCCTCCTTCTGTGGTGGCCCGGAATCGATCTCGGAATTCCCGAGCGAGTTCGAGCAATCGCAGGACCTAAATCTTGGGGCACAGCGACATGATCTCCGGCGAGCCACTTCTCTAAGAGAAGTTTTTCACTTTTCAACCTTATCGCTGCACCCTTCCAACCTTGCCCCTGCTTCATCACAAACACGGTACGAACAAAGACAAACGTGGCTTTAACCCAACCAAGAGAACGCGAGCCTGCGAGTAACGGTGCGACTATTACTAGCCGTCCCGCCAATCGCTTAGCGCTTTTTACAGCGCTAGACCAGATAGAGTGAGCCTCTAGTTTGTTAAACTTTTGGTTCATATCTTCAAAAATCATTATATTAATAGTGATTAGAAGAGATCCCCAACTTACGTTGGAGAACTCTATCCCTTCGGTTTCCTTTAGACCCTTTG